TAAAATTGCCATGTGTAAAATTGCCCTCTAATAAATACTAACTATATAACAAGTACTAACTTAATAATAAGTACTAATAAAACAACTAACTACTACTACTAATAAATAAAAGAAAGAGAGTAAAAATCATGACTGATAAAGAACTCATCAAACAACAACAGGAAAAAATTGAACGTATCGAACAGCTACAAAAAGACTTACATAAAATGTCTATGTTTGGATTGTTGACAGTAATTTTTTTGGAACTAGATGACGAACTAGAAACCCCACTAAAGGCTATCCATGATGTCTCACATGCAATCAAGGATGTATTAGATGGAATGAGCCCTCAAGAGGCTATTAAGAAAAACATGACAGAAATTGATGATGAGGAGTAAGAAAATGTGGAATAAATTAAAAGACTTTTTTGGACTAGATGAAATCTTGGCAGATGAGCCAATCAAAGAACTAAAACAAGAAAACAACAATCTAATTGATATAAGAGCTTTGCAGATTGAACTTAAAAAATGCAAAGAGGAAATCAGACAGAAAAACGACTTACTAAATGAGTTGTCTACTGAAAATATTAGACTTGCTCAAGGTTTTAAAAATAGCTCTGAAATCATCTACGAGCAAGAAAAACTAATCAATGTCTTACAGGATATTTATAACAATGGAGGCAAATGATGGACAGAGGGCTTTTTGGTACTTTTGACTATGATAGAGACTACTTACAGCCTCAAGAGCCTCAGGATGAGCTTGACCCTGCTGATTATGTATTCAGCGCTGGTCAGTGGATATATGTAGGAGATTGTTAGTCTATGGATAGAGAGCACTATGAGGACAATGCCTATTGGAGAGAAAGACACCTTAGGACTTGCTATGAGCTGGGCGCTATTATTGATGAGCAACAGGATAAAATAGTAGCCCTTGCAAACGAAAACAAACGCTTAAAGCGTGAAAATTGGAATTTAAAACATAATAGAGGTAAGAGAAGATGACAAACGAAATCACACAAACAAAAGGAAACTATTTGACAGACCTACAAAAACTGGACGGGGCAACCCTTAGAGACTTTGTAGACCCAAAACATCAGGCAAGCACTCAAGAGCTACAGATGTTGATGGCTATTGTTAAAAATCGCAATCTTAACCCCTTTACTAGAGAGGTCTACTTTATCAAATATGGTAACAATCCAGCTCAAATTGTAGTCAGTAAAGACGCTTTTTTAAAAAGAGCTGAGCAAAATCCAAACTATGACGGTTTCAAGAGTGGCATTGTCTACGAGGATGAAAAAGGCGAGTTAAAAAATAAAGAGGGAATTATCTTGCCAAGAGGGGGCAAACTAATTGGAGGATGGTGTGAGGTTTACCGAAAAGATAGAACACGCCCAGTCTATCGTGAGGTAGAGTTATCAGCGTATAACACAGAAAAAAACTGGTGGCAAAAAGCTCCAGGTCAAATGATTGAGAAAGTCGCAATCGTGGCAGCAATCCGTGACACATTCTCTGAGGATGTAGGAGGGCTCTACTCATCAGATGAAATGGAGCAAGCTCAACCTATTGATATTACACCTCAAGAGAGTAGAGAGGATGTAGTAGCACGCAAAATGGCTCAGATTGAGCAATTTAACAGAGAACAAGAGGCAAGCTATGTAACACCTGAGATGGAGTCTGAGGCACCTCATGAACCAGTCCAAGGCGAGCTACTAGATGACAATGAGCTTGAATTTTAGAAAAAAGGAGGAGCAACATGCAAGAATTACAAGTAAAAATCACACAGGCACAGGTTGAAATCATTGACCGTGAGAAATTTGAGCAAAATATCAATGAGGTAGTGACTAAATATCAAAATTACACGGTCACAGCCTCAACTATCAAGGATGATAAGCAAGTACTTGCCAATCTACGCAAATTAGACAAGCAAGTCTCTGATGAGCGTATCCGAAATAAAAAGCTACTATCTGAGCCTGCTGATGAATTTGATAAATACATCAAGCAAGCCATTCAACCACTCAAAGACATCATTGAAAAGATTGATGAAGATGTCAAAGAATTTGAAAATCATCAAAAAATGGTCAGACTAGACACAGTCAAGGCCTATCTAGCAAACAAGTCAGCTGAGTACATGATAGACCCTAGAGTTTTTGATGAAAAGGCTACAGAATACATCAAGGCTAGTGATTTCATGGCAGATGGGATGACACTCAAAAAAGCAACCATGAAAAGCCTTGATGATATGGTTACGTTTGAATTTCAGAAACAGCAAGAGCTTGAGAAATCTAAATCAGCTATCTCAGGGCTCTGCGCTGAGTATGGGATGACTGACTCTCCTTATATCAGAATGTTACGAGACTTGACTCTTGCTGAGGTCTTTGAGCAAATAAAAGCTGATTATGCTTTCCAAAAAGAAAAGCAAGAGCTTGAACGTGCAAGACAAGAACTTGAGCAAGCTAGCCAGCAAAAATCAACAGAGACACCAAAATTTGACCCAGAGACAGGCGAAATCTTGGACGGTGGGGAATTATCCCAAAATGAGCCAAAGACTCTCAGAGAGGCTGAGAATGGCTCAAAACGATATACCCAAAAAATGACTTTAGAGGTGTATTTTGTAGATACAGCTGACAAAGACCATTTTAAGGCTACGCTAGAACAAGCAGGATTTACAGTCAAGAAAAACTATAAGGTCAGTGGCTATCAACGTATAGAGCCTCTAACACAGGATGAACTTAATGAGCAGAATGGGTGGTAAATATGGAAATTAGAAAAGTAACTGACAGCATTGCTATCTACTCAGACGGCAAGAGATTGCAGGTTATCCACAGCCTAGGGGATGAGTTTATCCTAGATATTAGTGTAAATGTGGAGAGGGCTTGGAATATTGATAAACAAGCTATAGAGCCATTCCCTAATATGGAGTCTATTTTTAAAGTTTGTGGATTTTGCTCAAAAGCTGGAGAGGGTACAGGTAGATTAAAATGGGCTATCTATCAATTTGAGGAATTTGATGAGTATATTAGAGAAAATCAGGCTGACCTGCTTGATTGGTGGAGAGAACCGTGGAGGAAAATAAATGATTAACAATGTCACACTGGTTGGGAGGCTGGTAGCGCCTCCTGAGTTAAAGAAAACGCCTAATAATGTATCTAGCTTACAGGGCACGCTTGCAGTCAATCGCAATTTCAAAAACGAAAATGGAGACCGTGAGGCTGATTTTATCAATTTTCAAGCGTGGAGAGGTACAGCTGAAATCATTGCTCAGTATTGCAGTAAGGGCTCACTAATCGGACTCACTGGACGCTTACAAGTGAGGTCTTATGAAAAAGATGGTCAGCGTAGATATGTAACTGAGGTAGTCACTGAGAGTGTCGCTCTGTTAGAGAGTCGCAACAAACAGCATGAACAAGGGCAAGCTCAATCTCAGGCAAACAATGCTTACACAGGAAATAACAACCCATTCAGTCAACCTGCTGACCCATTCAGTGTCTCTGATGATGATTTGCCATTTTAGGAGGTATCGATGTCAGATAAAAAAATGACCGTTTGGGCATTGTTTGACAGTGGAAATGGTAGCTATACAAAAGGCGTGAAAGCTCTGAATAGTTCGGGGGGGGCGAACATTGACATCTACCCAATAGGGATAGATATTGAAAAAAAGAATAGTCATTTTATAAATTTGAACCTTGCTGACTATGGGCGTTTGTTTGGGGACAACACACTTTTTGACGAACTTGATAAGTTGCCAAAACCTGACTTAATTATAGCAAGCCCTCCATGTGAGAGTTGGTCAAATGCAAGTGCTATAGCAAACGGAAATGCTTGTTGGAAACAAGAGGATTTGTCTGATAGCCTCTTTACTCCACAGAGGGAGCCTAGCATGTTTACTATCAGAAACGCCTCTGACTATGAGCAGGCATACAATAATTACAAGTATGACCGTCAATTTATGAAAAGGGTAAACGGAGAGCTTTGTGCTTTCAATACTATTGAAATTATCAAACGGTATAACCCTAAATATTTCATCATAGAAAATCCAGCAAGTGGGAGATTGTGGAGATACATTGAGGAAGTTATGGATTTTAAATTGCCATATCTCAACCCTACACGATACAACAATTATGACTATCCAATTCAAAAACCCACAAAATTTGCTAGTAATCTTGATTTAGGTCTTAAAAATGACATTATCAAGCAAGACATAGAGTGGGGCAATTTTTCAAAGTCATACAATGAACGCTCAAACATCCCGCAAAACCTAGTAATAGAGATCTTCACTAAGGTTTACAATAAATTTTTACAGGAAAATAGCTAAATGAAATTAACACTAAACATTGAGCCTAAACCACAATCAAGGCCAAGATTTGCAAGACGTGGGAGTTTTACCACGACTTATGAAGATAAGAGCATGAAAGCATGGCGCAATCATTGCCAGTTGCTTATTGCTAATCAGTACATAGGGCAACCTATCCTTGAGGGAGCTTTGAGGGCACGGCTTAGATTTTACATAAAGCCTCCTCAGTATCTCTCTAAGGTCAAGAAATATCATCAAGCTCTCATTGATGAGGTCATGCCAGTAGACAAAAAGCCTGACATAGATAACCATGAGAAAGCTCTCTATGACAGCATGTCAGGGATTGTATTTAAAGATGATGGACAGATAGCTTTGCATGATGTAGGTAAATTTTACAGCCTAAATCCTAGGATAGAAATAGAAATTGAGGAGATAAAATGGAATGGCTAACAGATAATATAGACCACCCAATTATATGTATTTTATTTTTCGTAGTTGGTCTTATTTTAGGCAATATAGAACCATTCAAGAAACCACCTACAACCAATAAACAGCCTATAATTATTTATAAGGTTGATAATGCTGGTTCAGGAATGCATGGGAAAATCAGTGATAAGGAAATCATAGAGGGGCACTATACTGTCACAGTGCCCTCTTATGGAAAGTTTTTAGTGACAAAAGAACAATATGAGAGTATGGCAGTAGGTGACGAAATCCCTGACTATTTGAAGAAAAGAGGTAATTAAGATGACCAAAACTATTGAAATACCAGATTGGTGCTCCATGTATGGCAGCAAAGATGAGCGTTATGGCTCACTAGAAGAACTGAAAGAGTTGTTACTCTATAAGCGTATTGTGAAGTGGGACAAAGACCACCTGGAACTTGAGGACGGGACAAAGGTTACTATTGAAATGTCAGAAAGTGATTGCTGTGCCTCAGCAGGTGGAGAGTTCAAGAATGTCACACTAGACGCAGTCATTACTGATGTAAAAATCGGAGAACCTACAAAATTTGACAATGGGGACGGAACCACTTGTGAGAATACGGTCACTATTTACCACAATCAAAATCCAATAGCTTTGGCAGAATGTGAGGCTGATGATGGCAATGGTGGCTATTACTACAGTGTAGGGTCGCTAGTTATTGGTAAAATCCACTTTCCAGTAGTAGAGGCGTAGGAGGCCAATTGAGAAAATCAGAGTAGGTGATGACATGCCTACATATTTAAAATAAAGGAGCAAAAAATGGCAACTAATATGGAGTTATTAGTAAATAGAGTTGAGAACTGGGCGAAAGAAAGAGGGTTAGATAACTCAGATAATAGCACAGCTCAAGCATTAAAATTATTTGAGGAGGCTGGAGAATTAGCCCAGGCACATCTCAAAAATCGTGAGAACGAGGGCATGGACGCTGTTGGAGATATTTTGGTAGTATTAACTATCTATTGTCAACAGAAAGGCTGGTCTATCTCTGATTGTTTTCAAATGGCATGGGATGAAATTAAGAACCGAAAAGGTAAAATGGTCAATGGTTCTTATGTCAAAGAGCAAGATTTGAGAGGTGATGTAGATGGACTATAAAAAACAGCTGACAGAAAAACAGCGTGAGCGTTTTGCTTTTATGCTCAGACAGAAACGACTAGATATGGGTTTGACAATCAGTGACCTGGCATATAAATTGGGTTATTCAGAGTCAAGTATCTCATGCTGGGAGAATAAGAAGAAAAAGCCCAATTTATACAAAGTGGAGGATGTGGCCAGTTTCTTTGGAGTCCCACTAAATATCATGATAGGAGAGGAATAAGGATTGGGGATGATACCAAAATTTAGAGTATGGCATCGTGGGTTAGGAAGAATGATGCTAATAAAAAACATGTGGTTTCAAGACGGTTCAGTTGAAGAACTTGAATTGAACGATGCAGTCATGAACGACTACATAACAGCATACCCTGATGAAATCGAACTCATGCAGTCAACAGGACTCAAAGATAAAAATGGTAAGGAAATCTTTGAGGGGGATATCTTATACGGATATGCTGGCGAGGATTTCTGGGAAATTGTCGAATTTGATACAGAAGAAGGCAAGTGGATTAGAAAAGATATTTGGTACAATTCAAAGTTAGGTTTGAGTGAGAACAATGAATTTATGGAAATTGTCGGCAATATCTACGAAAATCCAGAACTTTTGGAGGTGGAGTAATGAACCAAACAAAAAAAGATTTTATTTTAGCTATCATTAATTTAAAAATTGATATTATAAACAACTCAGATAAGCTAGACAGCTATGAGCTAGGAAATATCAAGAGACATGCAAGGGATTTATATGAGAGTCTTGTATGGTTGCAGTGTATGGCAGAGGAGGCAGGAAAATGAGACCTAAAAAATATCCGTATTTAGGAACTGCAAAAGCAGAGAAAAAAACTAAAGAAAATATTCCAGAGATGGTGGTTTTTCCTAATATTTCATTAAAAAAAGACATGCTTAAACACGTTTTCTCAGTTCTTAAAAATCATGACAATACAACTATCATTTATTTCAGATTTTATAAATTTTTTGGTTCCTATGAGGAAGTAAAAGTCAAAGTCAATCTAAGCTACGAGGAAACTATAAAAATTTTGAATAATATAAACTAAAGGAGAGGTAGAGAGTGAGCAAAGCTAAAGAACTCTTGACAGAATTACAGAGCTTGGACATGGACATCCAAAGCCGTATAGATGAAATCAATGAGCTTGAGGCTGGGCTACTCTCAAGCCCTAAGTGGACAGACGTAAAAGTCCAAAGTGGCCAAGTTAGAAAGATTGATGATGTATATGCTCAACTTATCACTATGAAACAAGAGATAGAGCGTGATGTCAAAGAAATTATAGACAGAAAGCTAGAACTGAGCAGGCTAATAAATAAGCTATCAAATCCGAAGTATAGGACAGTATTAAGAATGACATACATCAATAAGATGTATGTAGATGACATCTGTGACAAAATGGAAATCAGCAGAACTACATTTTATACCTGGAGAGGCTTAGCTATTAATGAGTTAAATGATTTACTAAATCGGACTAAATCGGACTAAATCGGACTAATAAGGCTAAAAATTGTTAGCACAGTTTTTAAAATCTGATAAAATGATAGTGTCAAATGCTGAAAAGGTTTGATATTATCTCCTTATGTTTTGAGAGGCTACGGCCTCTTATGGTAGTGGTAAAGGTTACGGTAAACCTCTAAAAATGTTGCTCCTACGGTTTGCCTCTGGTTCAATTCCAGGCGCTATCTTAATGACTACGAAAATAAAAAACAAATGTAGTATCTATCAGTTTGCAGGGTAGTAGTCGCTTTGCATTAAGTCACTCATTGAGTGGCTTTTTTATTTTTACCAGAGAGGAGGTAGTCTGGTGAGTGGATAAATTAACCCCAAAA